TAGCCTTTGTAGTAATTCTCTTGCTGTTGCTGCTTTGTTTGCAAGGATGCCAATGTTTACACTGTCATTGAATACAGCATAATGCAAAAGGTAAGATACGACTGTAGTGGATTTACCAGTTTGTCGTGGCATCTTACAGATATTAAATCTGTTATTATGAAAATTATTAATTAACTTTTCTTGAAAGTCGTATGGATGAAACTGAGTCAGTCCTTCATCCAAAGAGACGATTTTAATATAATTATTGGCAAAATATACCGGATCTTCTTTACATTTGAGAAATTCAATAATATTCTCTTCTGTAAATTCAATCGATGTATTTGCTTTTTTTAGATTAGGATTACCAAGATATACTTCACTCATACACTAACCTCAGCAGTTCCAAGCCCTCAATGACTTATTGATTCTGCTATCTGGATCATTCGCAGTTTTAGAAGAAGTAAGTTTTTTCTTCATACCTTTCATTCTTGCACAGAATGATGCTCTTCTTTTATTACCAACTTTCTTAGATGGTGCTTTTAAATCCGAACCAGGATTTTCTCTTTCATAAGACTTACGACCCTTCTCATTTAATCCTCCTGAAGGGTTCTTACCGGACTTTTTTGTCCAGGCAGCCCCCTCTTCTAATTCGGATCTCCAGTCAGAAAATTCTTCTTTAGGAACACAATTGGGAACCATTCTACCATTCTTTTTCTTCATACCCACTTGCTTATGAGTGTCCCAGCAAGGATCTTTCTTCTCAGCAATTTCAGTTTCTTCTTTCTTCACACAGTTGTTATAGGTCTTACCAAACATCTTTTTGGTTCCTTTCTTTTCATAACCTTTCCAACACTTTTGTCCCTCATCAATTTTTTCACCATTTAAAGGTTCTGGTTTAATAAGATCAATGAACTCGTAATTCATTGCCTTAAAATCGTCTCTCCAGTTAGAATAGTCCACAGATTCAGACTTATTGCCCCAATTAGCAGCACCAACCTTACGACACTTTACAAGGGCACCTGAGGCATATGCAGAAGGCCAGACACTATATCTAGACTTTACCTTATGATAGCAGGCATCTTTTGTACCACTACCTTTACCCTTTTTGTCCTTTGCTTCTGTTACTTCAACTTCTTCTTTTTTCATTTTCTTTTTAGAATCTGTAGAGACATATGTTGGTTTTGCGGCACCAGATTTTTGTTGCTGACCTGGATCTGCTTTTTTCTTTCTTCTTTGAGCAGAAAGTCTTTCTGCCTTACTCATGCTTGCTCGTTTTGCCGAAGAAACACATTTTGGTGTTCCCTCTCCCGGTTCATCACTGGCGCAAGTCCCACCTGTGACGACATTAACCCAACCACCTTTACCATCTTTTGATTTGGATCCTTTAAACCACTTGTGAAGGGTTCCTTCACTAACTCCACCATTAGTGCCCCCATTCCCATTTCCATTGCCATTCTTTTGATTTCCATTTAATGGTTTATCAATACCAACTTCTTGGGGTTCTGTTCCACTGCCAGAAAATCGTGCAGTCACTTTCATCCCCTTTGAAATGGGTTTACACTTTTTATCAGTGTAACAATAATAGTGACCTGATTTACACTTGGACATATTTATTTTGAATCCTTATTATTATTTAGAAAACCTTGTTTCAACATTTTTTGAAGTTCTGATGTGGATCCAACAAAAACAGCATTATTAGTAACGTTATTTGTAGTCTTTTTGCCATCCTCCTCAAGATCTTTTATCTTCTTTTGAAGATCTGCCAATTTATCCGTTGTGTCGGCAACACTTTTAATAAGTTGACCGGCAACTTCATATGCTCTTGGACTTCCTCCTTCACCGGCAAGTTCCATAATGCCATTAATTGCCTCTTGACCCTTTTCAATTAATGAATATAAATTTGCTCTTGTATATTCATAATCTTTTTGAATATCTTTATTTTCTGGAACAATTTCTCCAGAAACTGGTACAATATCATTCATATCATTATCAGTCATGATTTATCAAATATCAGTCTTTTGTGTTGGACTATAAGTTTTAGAATCTGAGAAGAAGGTAGTGGTTTCATTAAATCCAAAATCATCATCAGGTCCAAGTAAAGCATCATCTGCGGAATTAACAACACCATCATCATTTTGATCTGTCAATGCCTTAGGTGTTGCAGTATATCTCATTTCACGTTTTGCAGTTTGTGTATTAGTATCTGCATAATAATCAACCTGTACTTTTTTGATAAGACCTTCAGAACTGTCAGCAACAGGACCAAACAGATAAGTTTTTGCAGTAAATCTAAGAGTATAAATTAATGCTCTTCTTGTCGAAAAGTCTCCTTCATAGTCGTCTTGAAAAGATATACTATCTAAAACTACAGGAACGTCTCTTTTTTCACCAATAGAATCGATTAAATCTATCGTAACATTGAATGATGGTTGAAAATACGGAAGTATTTGCTCTACAATTTGAAGAGCATCATCATTTAATTTTGTGAGAATATTAAGTTCAAATCCAACATTATATGGAACTGGCATAAACACTTTTTTTACTGCAGAAGTGTTTTTATCAACTGCCTTAAATGTTTGAGTTATTCCAACTTTTCTTGTGGAATCATATTGAATATTGTTCATCTCAAATGACATTCTTGGTAGAGTAATTTGAACAGGTTTGTTCAAATCCTCTTGTTGCTCCAATCTGGCAAGAAATTTTTGAGATGGACCATATGCCAAAGGAACTTTTAAATCACTATAAGTATTTCCTGATCTATCATCATGACGAATATAAATTTGATTAAACAATGTGCCAAAGGCAACAATTGTTTTTCGCATTATCTCATGATAGTAATAAGTCCCTAACATTAATATGTACCAAATGGATTAGATTCTGTGAAGTCCAGAAAAGTGTCTGCTGATGTTTCTATTTCATCACCTTTATCATATTTATCAGAAAATTCTGCGGATTGAATGAAATCAACGGAATATTTTGCTGATGATGCAGATCCTACAATAACATCTCCAGGAATAAATGTTCCGTTAGTTGTTCCGACTTTAAGAATTTTATCAGTTTTATTCCATGTCTTAACTCTAGCTTTTGCACCTGAAATTGAACCCGTAACAAGTTCATTGAAGGTGAATGTTCCAATTCCAGTAGTTGGAGGTGATGCTATTGTTACTGGTTGTGATGGGGAATATCCTAATCCAGGATTTACAATATGAATTGAAGATACTGTATTTGCAGTGGATACATTTGCCCTTACAACTGCTGTCGTTAAACCACTGGACGAATAATCCTTATCACCAAAAGTATTTGCAATACTAACTGTCGGTGGTGTCGTATATCCACTACCAGGATTTGTTATTGTAAATCCACTAACAGCACCATTAGTTATTATTGAATTTGCCGTTGCAGTAGAACCAATTCCTGTTGTGACTGCAGTTATCTTTAAATAAGCATCATTATTACCACCAACAATTTGGACAACATCATTTACAGAATATCCATGTCCACTGTAAATAATATGTGGAGTCTCTCCTATCTGGTCCGTACCAAGATTGACCTCTACTTCAACTTTTAATTTACTTCCAGATCCACCCGAAGTTTCAAATATTCCGTTAGAATATCCAGATCCATAAGGAAGACTCACTGAATTTCCTGAAGAATTAGATACTTGTATTATACTAGCAACACCTACTCTTGTTGGTGGATCTGCAATTGTAACAGATGGAGAAGTTCCATAAAACTTTCCACCAGTGGATATAGTAAATCCAGTAATAGTTCCACCAGAACCGACTGTAGATGTTGCAGCTGCTCCAGCACTTGTAGGAGTTCCTATTGCAACAACTGGTGATATTGGATATCCTGATCCTGGTTCTGAAATAGAAAATCTGACTATACCAAATTCTGTGGTTTCAATGGAACATGTTGCCATTGCATCAGTTCCACCACCACCCACAATTGATATGGTCGGTGCTTCGGTATATCCAAATCCGGCATTTGTTAATAAAATTTCTTTTACAGATTTAATAGTTCCTGATGTGGTTGTAATGGCAATTGCTTCTGCATTAGCTAAAGGATCGCCATTCGGAGAAGTTGAAATGGAAACAGTTGGAGTAGACGTATATCCATATCCATCATCATTTAAGAATATTTCTCTTACATATCCTGTTCCTGTATGTGCGATAGTCTGTGCAGTTGTTCCTGATCCAATCATTACTATAGAAGTAATGTATCCCTGATCTTCAAGAACACTATCAATTTCATCTGTTGTAGTGCTGAGTTGATCCCATCCACCAAGTTCATCAGAGTATTCAAAGAGTTCACACTTTAATTGATAAACATAATTTTTTCCTAACTGGT